ATGTTGACGATTTCTTACGTCAAGAAGCGTATGGAGAATTCGTATCGTTTGACGGACTGGTATATCCACAATTCCAACCAGAACACATTGTCAAACGAGACCTGACACTGCTTAGAGAATTCGACCTTGGCGCTGACGAGGGTTACACCAATCCGGCGGTCATACTCAAAGTTTACAGTGACAATGACGGAGGCTACCACATCGCAGAGGAATGGTATGAACGTGGCAAATTACAATCCGAGCAAGTCGACAACGTAGTAAGAATGGCTGACAACCAAGACCCAGATATCGGAGTAGATAGTTCAGCCAGAGGACTAATCGCAGCAATTCGAAACGAGGGATTAAGAGCCAGAGGAGCGACTGGCAAAGTCTTACAGGGAATAAAAAACATTCAAGAGTTATTAGCAAATGGTAAAATCACAGTAGACCCGTCTTGCGTAAGAACCATTGCCGAGTTTGAAAGCTACCAATGGAAACCCGGAACAGACGAGCCACAAAAAGAGAATGACCACGCTATGGACGCCTTGCGGTATATCATCAACAAAAAGACGGACACACCGCAAAAAGCACAGCAAAGGAGATATTAATATGGAGCAAAACCCAGACGTAAAGAAATGTGTTGAATTAATCACCAAGAACGCCAAGGAAGCCAACCAGTATTTTGATTACTACAATGGCAACCAAAAACTAGCGTTCTCGTCCGAAAAGATGAGGGAGATATTCAAATCCGCAGAACTACAATTCACCCAAAACTGGTGCGCCGCCGTCATCGACAGCACTTCCGACCGCCTCACCCTGCAAGGTTGGGACAACCCGAACGAAGCAACAGACGACAAGCTTGACACGTTCTATGCTAATCGCAAATTACAACTGCTTAGTCGTCAAATCCACAAAGACGCCTTAATCACCGGCAACGGATACTTAATGCTTGACATCATTGACGGAGAGGTCATACTGTACCGCAACGACCCCAGAACGATTTGTGTCATTTACTCAACAGACAGACCAGACCAAATACAGTTAGCAGCTAAAATGTACCAAACCGAAGAAGCCAAGCAGTTGATTTTATATTATCCAGACCGCATTGAAGTTTACAAAACAGCGTCAAGAGGCAATACCGATTTTAGCTTCGTGGAAGAAATGAGAGCGACAGGTATTCCGCTTATCCACTTCCAAGCAACCCCGGAGTTACGCAACATCATTCCACTACAAGACGCAATCAACAAGCTGTATAGTGACATGATGGTCGTCAGCGAATTTAATGCATTCAGACAGCGATACATCGTCACGAACGCCGATATATCAGCCTTAGAAGCCAGCCCCTCAACGATTATGCAAATTCCACGTGGTGAAACGGACGGAGTTGAGCCAACCCAAGTGGGTGAATTCAGCGCAGCCGACATCGGTCAGTATCTCGACACCATTGACAAGCTAACGAACGCAATCGCTATCATCAGCCGAACGCCAAAGTATTATTTTATGAGCACCGGTGCGAATGTGTCAGGTGAAACCCTCATGGTCATGGAAGCACCCTTGGTCAAAAAAGTGAAACAATTCCAAGAATCGTTCGGTCAAAGCTGGCTAGACCTTGCACGCATGGCGGTCATTGACGACACCGCCACCACCGTCACGTGGGAACGTCCGGAAAGTAATCAGCCACTATCCATTGCACAAGCCCAGCAAGCACAAGTCAGCATCGGTATACCACTCGTCACCGTGCTAAGAAATGACGGTTGGAGCAAGGACGAAATCGACAAAATGAAAGCCGACCGGGTTGAGGAAATGAAATGGCGACTTGACAGTTCGGAGTTAGCCTTAAAAGTTGCTATGCTTAGGGAGCGACAAGCGAACAATCCACTTGAACCCGGATTGACACAGACCGAAATTGGAGAAACTGAATAATGCCAGACGAGCCAGTCGTTGTCAAACTTGCCAGACAATTCAAATTCAACGTAGACCATAACGACCGTATAACGGTCAATTCTATGGCAAACAACTACGTGAACCTGTACCGCAACTTAAATGACACGATTGTGAGATTAGCAGATGAAATCCGAAACCTGCCCGACAACCTTACAGGAGAGCTAAGAGAGCAATGGGTCAGAGAATTGCACTACTACCAACGCCTACAAACCTTAGCTTCCAACCAAGTTGGCGAATATTCGAAGCTGTCTGAAGAATTCATACTCCAACAACAACGAAAAGCCATACTCCAAGGGTTAGCAGACGCAGAAACGCTAATGAAGTTTAGCGTTGACCCGTTGGGGAAATACCAGTTCACGCAAATACCAGTAGAACCCTTGGAGTTTCTCAAAGGCGTACTAGGTAAAGCAGGCGACCGCTACCCGCTTGGCAAGCTACTTGACAGTATCAAAGGCGAATTTAGCCCACACCTAGACCAAATCCTGTTCGATGGACTTGCATTAGGAAAACCAACAAACGTCATCGCCAGAGAGTTAGCCAACGCAAGCACAATGCCACTATCACGAGCAACAACAATCGCCCGGACGGAAATCAACAGAGCCTACCGCCTTAGCACAGCAGAACGCTATCGCCAAAGCCCTTGGGTAAAATCCTACAAACGCATTGCCAGTAAAAGCGGCGCATGTATGGCTTGCCTACTACTTGACGGAATGGAATACCCAGTAGACGTGCTAGAAGACCACCCGAACGGAGCATGCGCAATGGTACCGATTGTTACAGGCGCAACGCCACCAGAATGGGAGTATGGCAAGGACTATTTTGAAAAACTATCACCAGACGAACAGCAAGAAAGAATGGGTAAATACTACTGGAAAGCATGGAAAGCCGGAGAGTTTGACCTAACCGACATCATTGGCAAACAGCATAGCCCAATATGGGGAAATAGTCCTAAAATCAAAACACTAAGAACACTTGTACCGGACTGGCACAAGAAGTATTTTGAACTTCCACCAAAGAAACTAAAACCACCAACCGCACCACCAACACCAAAGGCAAGCCGGTCACCAAAAGAACACCAGAGGGCGACAGGAAAAATGCGTTATACCTAGAAGCCTGTAAAAGAATTGAAGAATGGAAAAGCAAAAATAACAAATAATATGCTACAATAGAAAAGGAGATAGAAATCATGAGCGATAAAGAAACAGACGCAAAAGAAGTTGAAACTAATCCAGAGGAAAAGGAAACGACTTCGCCAACATTCGGCACGTTCGCAGAGTTTTTGAACGCCCAAGACGAGAGTGTCCGGGCATTATACGAAAGCGAAACATCAGGACTAAAATCAGCACTTGACAAAGAACGAGAAAGCCGAAAGCAAGCCAACGAGATGATTAATAATTTGCGTCCGTTAGTCGAAAAAGGTTCAGAAGCCGAGAAGCAACTGAACGAAACGTTATCCACCATGGAGCAACTAAAAGCACAAGCTGAGCGAGATGCCAGACGTGCTAATTTTGCAGAGCAAGCAATTGCACCAGATGTCAATTGCATCAACATCAAAGCAGCGTTCGCACTAGCCAGCGCAGAAAATCTGTTCGATAAAGACGGTGTCCCAAATTGGACGGAGTTGAAAAAGCTCGCACCCGAACTGTTTGGCTCAAAAAGGAGCAACCATGCCGGAGCAGTCGGAGAACCAGTAGAACAAGGCATGAATCAACTAATCCGTGAAGCAGCCGGATTTAAGTAAAGAAAGGACACCGAAATGAGTATAATCACCAAAGCCAACACCACCGCACTTGTACCAGAGGACGCAACTCGAGAAATCTTGAAGTCTGTACCTCAACAATCCCAAGTACTTGCACTTGCCACCAGACTTGCCAACATGTCAGCAGGTCAACGCAGAATTCCTGTAATGTCTGCTATGCCCCAAGCTTATTTTGTTGAGGGCGTTCCTAGTGCCGCTCCCAACAATACCGTTGGTTTTAAGAAAACCACCAAAGCCGCATGGGACAATGTCTATATCACCGCCGAAGAAATTGCCTGTATCGTACCAATTCCAATTAGCGTATTGGAAGATGCAGCCTATGATATCTGGGCTGAAATCCGTCCTTATATCGCACAGGCGTTTGGCATTGTCATTGACAATGCCATTTTGAACGGAACTGACAAACCAGCAAGTTGGGCGGACGGTATCGTTACCCAAGCCAAAGCAGCCGGACACGAAATAGAACGTGGCACAACCGGCGCAGAACTATACCAAGCCCTATTGGGTGAAACCGGCGTAATCAACATGGTTGAAAATACCGGCTCGTTACCAAATGCGGTACTTGCGTCCACAAAAATGCGTGGCGTAATCCGTGGCGCAGTTGACACCCAAGGTCAACCCCTGTTCCGTGCCACCGCACAAGAAAGCCAACCGTACGTTATTGACGGACTACCAGTCCACTTTGACAAAACCAAGGTACTAACCGACCTTGCAGTTGTAGGCGACTGGAGCAAACTTGTATACGCTATCCGCACGGACATGACTTACAAAGTCTTGACTGAAGCAGTCATCCAAGACCCTGCCACGAGCGAAATTATCTACAACCTTGCACAGCAGGACATGGTTGCCTTACGTTGTTACATGCGCATGGGTTGGGCATTGCCAAATCCTGTAAACATTGCCGGCAACGGTGTACCGTTTGCAGTACTCACGCCCGTAGCAGAAGAAGGAACAGGCGAATAGCCAGTCAACCAACGCTCTTTGACGAAAACAGGACGGTGTAAAAACCGTCCTGAAAAGAGAGGACACCATGACCATTACCGACTTAACAGTCGACTTAATTGAGCAAGTGCGGAGAATGGTTGCAGAGCCAGACTCCAACGTTTACACCAACGAAATTGTTGAGAAAATCATCAAAAGAAACGCTATCAACGATAGCGATAATCGTACGCCAGACAACCCGGCATGGACACCAACCTATGACCTGAACGCCACAGCATCAGACATATGGGAAGAAAAAGCCGGAGCAGTAGCGGACGAAATTGATTTTAATGCGGACGGTGGCTCGTTCCAAAGAAGCCAAAAATTCGCCATGTACATGCGCCAAGCAGCTAGATACCGGTCAAAATCCGTTGCCAAAACATCAGATATAAAACTTGAAGCAATGCAAAACGTAAACCACCTTGGTTGGGAAGATATACCGTACAAAGATTGGATTGACGAAAGAAATGAAAATCTGGTCTGAACTTGAGAAACAAAAAATGCGCCATGAAGCAGAACAGCACATGTCAGACAGGTGCATTATTCAAGACCGAGTTTACTCCACCAACCAGCTTGGCGAAGATACATCAACATGGATTGACCGTGATAAAGAAACAATCTGCGGTTTCGAAGCCAAACACGGAACGGAACAATTCGGAGACCAAATCCTAACCACTTGGGAAGCTATCCTAAGACTACCTGTAAACACCGCCCTAACCCAAGAAAACAAGGTAAAAATCACCGTACACCGTGGAGACCCTACCAATACCACCTATGAGATAGTAAGCCCTATAACCATAGGAATTTCTGCCTTACAGGCGAAACTAAAAAGAGTAGAGGACTAACATGGCTATCACCGTTGAGTTTGATACAACCCAAGTAAAAGCAGCACTAAAGCGACTTGACGATGCAGTTAGAGGTGAAGCAGCAAAACAAGCCTTACAAACCGGAGCACATGTCATTGAAGCTAAAGCAAAGGTAAACCTATCAGGACACGGACTGCACAAAACCGGTAGACTAATCAACAGCGTAGAAGTGTTTAACGTTACTCCAAAGCAAGCATTAGTAGGCAGTCGTGGTGTCATTTACGCACCTGTACATGAGTTTGGAACGGTCATTCGTCCAAAGAGAGCCAAGGTACTATCATGGATTGGACAGGACGGCGTTCGTAGGTTTGCAAAAATGGTTCGTATACCGGCACGTCCGTGGCTAAGACCAGCAGCTGAAGAAAGCAAAGCTGAAATAGCAAACGTCATGGCAATGGTTATCAGGAGCTTTTTGAAATGACAGAACCTATCGAGCAAAGTATCAGAACTCACCTAATCACCCACCCGGAAGTATTCGCCCTTGTAGGCGATAGAGTATATCCGGGTTACAAGCACCAAGGCGTTGAAAGTCCTTGCATACTGTATCAAAGAGTAAGCACAGAACGAGCATTGACCCACGACCAAAAACCAAGCGGACTAACGACAGCACGTATTCAGTTTGACGTTTTAAGCGACACCCTTGACCAAGCCCTAGCCATTGCAGATGTTATGCGAATTGCACTTGTTGGCTATCGTGGAGACCTAGGTGAAAACTACGCCCAAATCATTTTGCCAGCGTTAGAAATGCACGGAGATAGAGAAGAAACAACCGCTCGTGTTATTATTGATTACAGCATCAGTTTTACAGAGGAGTAAAGAAAGATGACAAAGTTTGCAGCAACCGGCACCGGCTTATGGTGCGACAACATTGAACTAGCGCAAGTATCAAATATTACAGGACCAAACCTGTCCGTTGACATGGTTGATGTCAGCACCCATGACGGAAACAATTGGGAAGAATTCGTACCAACCATTTTGCGAACAGGCACAGTAACACTTGACCTGTTGTATGACCCAAGCAACGCAACACACGTTGAAGCGTTAAGAAAACTAGTTAACCGAGAAAAGAAAACGTATGAATTGCGATTCCCAGATACCGCCAGAAGCAAATGGACTTTTGACGCTTTTGTATCCGGGTTTACTCCAACCGCACCAGTAGCAGGAGTATTGACAGCTAGTGTTACATTCAAACCAACCGGAGAGCCAACCCTAGAGGGAAGCTACCCGGCAAAAAGCGGTTCAGCTACTGAAACAACTAGAACAGAACCCAAAACAACTATAACCAAAGCGACACCAAAAGTCGCCACAGACAAAGAAGAAACTAAGGAGTAAGAAATGACAAAATATGCAGCAACTGGAACAAAGCTCACCCGGGGAGCATATCCGGGCACAGAACTAGCACAAGCGACCAACATTAGCGGACCGAACATCAGCGTTGATATGGTTGACGTATCAGAGCATGACGGTGGTAATTGGGAAGAATTCGTTGCCACCATTTTACGGTCTGGCAACATTACCGTTGACATCATTTATGACCCAGATGAAGAAACACACACAAACGCAACCGAGGGTTTAATGCACGACCTTGTAAACCGCACCAAAAGCGTATGGAATTTAGTACTTCCAACCACGCCAGTAAGGTATTTTAGTTTTGAAGCGTATGTGGCTGGTTTTACTCCAACCGCACCAGTAGCCGGTGTCCTAACCGCTAGTGTAACGCTTAAACCAACCGGCGCAATAACACCACCCTTGACCACCACACCCTAAGGAGAAAAAATGCTAACACGTGAACAAATCCTAGCAGTACAAGATATCACCCAAGAAACCGTTGAAGTACCAGAATGGGGCGGTTCGGTATACGTCCGTGGTATGACCGGTACAGAACGAGACGCTTTTGAACAAAAAATACTTGTACAAAAAGGCAAGAAACGAGAAGCCAATATGGACATGTTCCGAGCAAAACTTATAGCTTATTCTGTCTGTGACGAAAAAGGCGAGCTACTGTTTGCTGAAGAAGATATCGAAGCGTTAGGTAAGAAGTCAGCAAGTGCCTTACAGCGCATTTTTGACGTAGCCATGCGTTTAAGTGGATTATCACCAGATGACGCAGAGGAACTGACAAAAAACTAAGAGAGGGCAGTCGGAGATTTTACTTCCGACTTGCCCTTAAACTCGGCATGACAGTAACAGAACTATTATCAAGAATATCAAGCCGAGAATTGACAGAATGGATGTCTTTTTTTGAATTAGAACCGTGGGGCACAGAGACCGAACTGCTCGGACACGCTATCACCAGCGCAACCATAGCCAACGTGAACCGGGACACCAAGAAAAGACCTAACCCATTCACAGCAAATGATTTTATACCAGAATTCGACCGGTACAAAGCAACTGAGAACCAAGCCCTAAAAATCCGTCAAATCAACGCCATGTTTGGCGGAAAGGAGATAAGCGAATGAGTACAATTGCAGATTTAGCGGTAAAGCTAGGACTTGACTCTAGTGGTTTTAGTAAAGGCGTTGGACAAGCGCAAGGTGATTTATCCAAACTTGAACAATCAGTCAACAAAGTTCATGAAGCCGGTAAGAAAATATCAGACGTTGGCAAAGCTATTTCTATTGGCGTTACTGCACCTGTTACCGCCGCAAGTATCGCACTTTTGAAGTTTGGTTCAGACGCTCAAAAATCACTCCAAATTGAAAAAGCATTTAATGATATTGCGTCCTCAGCCGGACGAATGGGAAGAGAAGTTTTGGCAGGGCTGAAAATGTCAAGCCAAGGACTAATCACCAACACTGAATTAATGAAGTCATTTAACCTTGCTGCAAACCTAGTCAGCAAGGATTTTGCACTTAAGCTACCAGAAGCCATGAAATACCTTGGCAAAGTATCAGCTGCAACCGGTCAAGACATGAGTTATCTATTGGATAGTCTTGTCAAAGGTGTTGGTAGATTATCGCCAATGATTTTAGACAACCTAGCGGTGCAAGTAAGCCTAACAGACGCTTATGATAAATACGCTAAAAGCATTGGCAAAACAGCAGACGAACTAACCAAAGCAGAACAACAAACCGCAGTCATGAATGAAACCATGCGCCTATTAAAACGCAACACCGCAAGCATGGGAGATGAATTCGGTACAACCGGCGACAAAATCAAAACCGCAATGGGTAACGCAAAAGACGCAATTGGAAAACAACTTGCCCCAGCACTAAAAGACGCAGGAGAAAGAATCATTCCGCTTGTCAATCGTTTTGCTGAATTATTCAAAGAGGGCAACTCACTGCACCCGGTTATTACAGTGCTTGGAGACACTGTCAACAAACTAATAGGACACGCAGAAAACCTTGTAAACTGGCTAAGCCAACTTAACCCACAAGTGGTAGAGAATACAGTCAAATTTACCCTGTTCTTAGCTGTCCTAGGACCAACCTTGCTAATTGTTGGAAAACTTACAAAAGCGTTTTCTGGATTTATGTCCGTATTCGGGAAAATAGGAACATTATTCAAGAACACAATTATTGCGTTTGAGGGTGGCAACCTTGTATTAGCATCGACAGGGTTAGCCGCCAAAGGCGCAGCAACCGGCGTCAAAACCCTATCTGTATCGCTTAGCAAATTAGCCATGTTCGGCGGTTGGGGATTATTAGTAGGCGGTGCAATCGCACTCGGAAAATGGCAAAAAGAGCTTGAAAACACTAGTAACACCGTTGCAGATAGCATGAGAGATATTGACGGTGTTTTAATCAAAAGCGGACAAAGCTTTGATGATTGGCGTGAAAGTGTCAACAACGCATTAAAAGACATAGAGCTTCCAAAAGGACTTACAGAATGGGATATGCAAGTTGCATTTATCAAAACCCAAATGGAAGACCTTGTAAAAGCAGGCGTAATCACCGCAGACGAAATGGAAAGCCTATACTGGCGCATGCGTAACCCCGGTTCAGGTGGTGGCATGGCAGTTATGAACTACGTCCACGGTTTGGTAGAGGGATATGAAACCCTAAAGGAAACCATGTGGAGTGTTGTTCCGGCAATGAAAGCGTATGATGACGCTATCGACTACCAAGAGGGTTTAGTCGGTGTTGGACGGACAGCAGAAGAATTAGAAAAAGTTCGTGACAACGCAGAGGAAGCCACAAGCGCAGCCGCAGAACTAGCCGCGGAATTACAATCATTTACCGTTCAAGTAGATGACGTTACAAGCCTAACAAAAAACTTCGGGAGTATCGTTTCTTTAGCGGAAAGCTACACCACAGAACTTGAAAATATTGCAAAGGCGCAAGAGCGAATTAAAGAGCTAGAACCGTTCGAAGATACCGGCGGACGGATTGACGGTGTTTGGATGTCAGCAGCGAAAGTCAAAGAAGAGCTGGAAAACTTGCGTGGTGAAGTATCAAAGAGCGAAGAAGCCATGCAACGTATGGCAGACCAAATGACCTTAGACATGCTACAAGCTACTATTGCAATCGGTGGCGTCACACAGGCAGAAGCAGAAGCATATTTCAAGATGGCAGTTGATATGGGCGTCATCAGTCAAGATGCAGCAGATAAAGCAATGGAAGCCTATGGCAATGCAGTAGACACTATCAATGACTATGTAGTAGAAACAAAAACCGGCATAGTAGAAGCAAGCGCAGAACAGTACTGGCGTGTTATCCGAGACATTGAAAGTCAACAGTTTCAGGACAAAATCGCTGAATTTATTGCAGAGGCAGAACAATTCGATGAGACTTGGACAGCCAGAGACGCCTTAGAATTCGGGCAAAAAGTTGCTGATACATTATTAGAAACCGGTCAGTTTGGAGAGGATTTCAGCGCAATTGACGCATTAGAATTCCTTGGAAAAACCATTCCAGTTGAATTGAAAAACGCCGCAATCGCACAAGACAATTTGGACAGATTCCAAAACTTCGAGTTTATTCCAAAAACTATTGACTTTATTCTAGGCGATACATCAGAAATAGAGGGATACAATCCACCAACCCGAACCGGAACTGTAAATTATCAGCTAGGCAATACTCCAACTTGGAACCCACCGGTTTACGGTCCGACAATAACACCAAGAGCAACAGGCGGTAGAGCAATCGCAGATAGCGTTTACTTGGTAGGTGAACGCGGACCCGAGCTATTC